TTCTCATCTCCTGCTCCGTACATGAGTGCATAGATGAATGTCTTTGCCTTATCTCTTGATTCAAGTTTTGCAAGTTGTTGATTAGAGGTGTGTATGTCTCCGTTAATGATTTCATTTGTATACTCCTTGTCAGCCATATAATGAGCCAACATTCTTATTTCTAATCCACTAGCATCTACACCTAGTAGTACGTTACCTTCTTCCACAATCCAACATGCTCTACATTCCTTACCATAAGGGCTGTGAGAGCTAGGTACTTGTGCCATGTTAGGGCTTCTGTGTGTCATACGTCCGGTAATAGCACCATTAGGTATAACAAATCCATGAACCCTACCGTCTTCTTCAGTCGACTCTATCCAAGAATCAATCTGTGCAATACGTTTCTGTAGTAAAAGAAACTGTGCTATAAGATTAGCTTCGTGTATATGTGTGATAGCTGATAAAGTTTTCTCGTCAACTATAGGCTGACCAGTAGGCGTGAACCTATCTGGCTTCCAGCCAAAGTCCATAAGGTATTCACCAATCTGTTTACGACTTCCTAGATTAAACTCAACAAGTTCTTTCCTCATAAAAGGATTCATGTCCTGAGTAGAGATACATCTGTTGTACTCGTCATCAGTGAGACCACGTTTAGATAACTCTCCGTCTTTTCTAATGAATGGAGTAACTAACTTATCGTCTACCCACTTAGGCTTGAATGTACTATGAACCTCGTCTTCTATAGATTGTTTCTTTTCTCTTAACTCAGCAAGTAATAATAATCCATGCTCAGTATTAAACTTAAATCCATTNACCTCTTGTTGTTTAATAATGTCTGCTATCCTTTGTTCTATAGCTATACATTCTTTATCAAAACCTTTACTTTCTTTTCGTAACTCTTCTAAGACTACTGCATTTAATTCTACATCTCTGATACAATAGTTTAACATATCTTCAGAATAGTTTAAGTAATCGCTAAACTCTATCTTATGATATCCTAATTTATATCCCCACTTCTCTAAGCTATGACCACCTTCCCTGTTGGGATTGAATAGTCTAGATAGAACAAGTGTATCTATTACTGGGATTTTAGAAAGGTCTACATTACTAAACTTATGTACCATAGGTATATCGAATCCAATAATGTTATGTCCTATAAGAGTATCTGCTGTAGTTAAGAACTCATACCCAGCCTGTAAATTATCAGGCGTGAATGTATGAATAGCTTTTGTATCTACATCTTGAGCAACGATACAATGTATCTTGGTTGCATCAAGGTCATCTGTTTCTATATCAAATACTAACTGCATTAGAATGCCTCCGATAAACTATCATCAAAAGATATATCTTCATCTGTTAGTTCTGTTAATCTGCCTGTCTCACCGTCATATACTACCCTAGCAGCTAGTCCAACGTCACCAGTGTATCTTGATTTAAGTACACGTAGTCTTGTAGTCCTTGCTTCTTCTGGGTCATCTGATTGTTGATTACGTTCAAGAGCAATAACACAATCACTAAGCTGTCCAATACTATTAGAACCTCTTAGATGTGAGAGTGAAACTTCTATACCGTTCTCGTGTCCCTTGTTACCATCAACTCTACGTAAGTGAGAAACTAAAATGATACCAGCACCTGTCTCTTCTACCAAACTTCTAAGCCTAGTCATGATAGAATCAATAGCTCGTCTCTCGTCTCCGTCATGTACAGCACTGACTAGCATATGTAAATGGTCAACGACCACCCACCTGCAATCACATCCTATAATCATGAAGCGAAGCTTAGTAAAGATATCATCAATGTCGTTAGTACCAAAGTGGGAATGAACCCATACTCTGTTACGGTTATCACCGTCATATAGAATGTCAAACATCTTATCTAGTTCTTCTTTAGAAAACTTCTCACGTTCTTCGTCAACATACAATCTAGCGTTAGCTTCTATAGATAAGATACCATCAATGGTTCTTCTCCAGTCTTCTTCTAATGCAATGATACCTACGTTGTCGCTGGTACTCTTGATAAGATGATGCTCTAGTTCTCTAGTCACACTAGACTTACCAAGTCCTGTACCACCTGTAAGGGTGACAAGCTCACCTTGTCTTAGACCATATAACTTTTTGTTGAGTCCGGCATACGGGTAAGGTACACTTTCTTTTCTCTCACGATTATGAAACTTCTCACGTTGCTCCGAAACATTTATAACACCAGAAGGAGTATAAACTTTAGAAGCCCACCAACATTCCACAAATTCTTTGTGTCTGTTAGAACGTAACATATCGTTAGGGTCTTTGAACCCGTGAGGTAGTGTAAGTATCTTAGCCTTTCCGGGTTTGAATAGTCTAGCAACTTTTATAGCTGCTTCCTTTCCTGCCTTATCGTTATCGAATGCTACAATTACATTCTCAAATTCATCAAAGAACTCTAAGCTTTCTTTAATATCTTTGACTGCACCTTGAGCACCACGCTTGATAGAAACTACTGCCCACTTAGAACCTAGTAGTTCATAAGCAGCCATAGTATCACACTCACCTTCAGTTATAGTGACATACTTGCCACCCTTAAATAGTTGTTGACCAAACAATCCTGTATCGTTGTAAGTACCAGAGACATAGAAGTCTTTGTTAGTTACGTTACGTACCTTGGTAGCTGATAGCTCATGACCATTGTAGTATGGGTACAAATGCTTAGATACATTTCCTTTTAGGTCATGTACGCATTTAACTCCGTACTTAGTAGCCGTAGCTTGAGATATCTTTCTGTCTGTAAGAGCAGAAAACTTTCCTTCATCTACCATATCAGGTTGTTTAACCGATGTTGTTGTTGCTGTTTGCATATCCTTTCCTCCACATGCGTTAGTGTAGCTGGGCATAAATCCACCACAACTGAAACACTTTGCTGAATCATCTTCGTTGATTCCTACAGCATCACTGCTGTTGCAAAGTGGACAGGGTTGATGTAACTTATCCCAAGTCTTTTCCATGTTAGCCCTCATAAGCTATTAAGATTCGTCTTCGGAATCTTCTTCGACAGTTTCAGTCTCAGGCTCTTCTTGTTCTACTATAGCTTCAGGGCTTTCCTTTAGCACAGCTTCAAGATTATTCTGATGTCCTTGTGAAGCATAGTTCAATGCCTCTACCATTACATTTAAAGTACCTATCTTATTGATAGATAAGTTAGCACTGGCTTTTCTTTGAGCATCTTCAATCTTTGAAACATCATAGACTGATTCGCCTTCATCATTTTTAATAGTAATAACCATACTAAAATTCCTCGTTGTCGTCTGAATTACCTTCAGAGTATTCAATTAAATCAGTAATCTTTACAGCTATTAACTCTGCAAATGTACCGTACTTTCCTGTATAGGGTTTAATCTTTACAGTTCCTACTGAACCATTTCCAACATTAACATCTAAGTTGTTGCCGTCTCCGTCAACTAATTTAGGTGCTGGGTTGGTAGTCCCGTCATGTTTGATGACCTTTCTGCTGAATGAGAATGCTGGTTCATCATACTTAGGTAAACCATCTCTGGTTCTTACCTGTGATAATCCCATACCCTCTAATCTAGACGCAGTATCTTCATCAGTCAACACCACTACACCATACTTATGTGGTTCAAACTTAGTGTTTGGGGAGCTGACATTAGCCCACATAAATTTTCCTTCTACATACTCATACATATAATTCCTCCTTTAGTTCGTATTAAGTTTTGACATTGTAACAAAATCAAACTTGTTTGTCAAGTCTTTTCTGTCTTCTTTTTGCATTGTTTCTATCTCTTGTAAATTGTATAGAGGATTGCAAGTCTTCCCACATCTCGTTCAAGCACTCTTGCTTTTGTTCTTTGTTAAGTCTGGTCACAATTTTTATATCAGACTTCTTAGGTATCCAAGTATCCCAATAGGCTTTGTCCATGTCTGTCCATGTCCAAGCTATCTCCTTGTTTAGTGTTGTTGATTTAAAATATAAATTCATATAGCCCTCCAGCTTTTAAAATTAAAGAGGTTATTTTTGAGTGATAACCAGCACTACAAATTGAGGTGGCGTTGGCTCAGAAAACTCTAAGCACTAGCCACAAGTGGGTACTTTAAAGTGATACCCAGCACTTTACAAGGGAAGGTAATTGGTTTAGTTCTCATCCCATTTCATCTACAACTTCTTCAAGGAGAACTTATCTATCCAGAGAAGTTTTTACAGTAGCTCAAACACCTTGTAAAACTTAGTCTAGTTTTTGTGGCACGAGACTAGAAACTCGCACGATTAAATCGTATGCCTTCAGGTTCAGGAAGGTTAGTTGAGGGCTACACCCTTAGACATACCTAAAAAACAAGGGGCTATTATACCACTACACTCCCTATTTGTCAAGCAGTATATCATCAAAAGTTACTACAGTTTCATCTAACAATCTAACATGAAATGTTTGTTCCTTACTCCATCTAGTTTCATACGCTATCTTATCTTCATATAACTTAGTGTTGTTCTTCGCTATCCACATCTCAAACTTCCTATACTCGTCAGAAGTTAGTTCTCTAAACCCTTCATCTACTCCCATTAAAAACCTCCTTTAAATAAATGCTTTAACATTTTTATTTTACTAGGTGATAAGTGTTCTAAATGTTCTGGTACTCCAGAATAAAACACATCATCGCTATCTTCATTAGTATCTATCATAGGTGTATTATCATAATGATTATCTATAATATTATCTATATTAATTTCTATATTTTCTTCCATATTTATTCCTTTTATTAAATAATAATTAATTATTGTTTTCAATATCTAAAATGTTAAAAGATTATATCATATTTTTAAAACTTTTGCAAGTTAATATATGAATTATTTTAATATTGTATATATTGTGTATAGTATTACTGCTAGTATTAGCATTGGTTAGTTAAATCCCTCCACTTTATTCCAGTTCTCATCAAGTATAAGCATCTCTTCCATCCCATGTTTATAATCTATTTCATTTACTTCCCACTCTTCATAGTCTTTTGAAGTTCCATCTTTAAAATCAATAGTTAAAGTCATACTACTTATGCCCCAGTCTTTTACCTTGTCCCAATCAATACCCAATTCATCTAAGTCCCAACTAATATATGCGTTGTATCTAGCCTCTATGTATTTAGGTTTAGTTCCTTCTATCCAATCACTCATCATCTTCCTCCTCGTATTCAAATTTAATTGTTGTGTTACCCAAGTCATCTTTTAATGTAGTCCATTTTG